CGAGGGAGATCGTGAGGCCGCGAGACTCGGACCGGTGGGCCATCACGCTCCGGGCGTTCTTCCAGAGCGGCAGCGAACGCGGCGCGGCGGAGCTCTTTCCATACGCCGGGTACACGACTGCGGAAACGTCGTAAAGGCCGGAGACCCGCGTCACGGTTCTCGTGACGTTACCACGCTCGTCTTCCTCCCAGACGTCGCCCTTTTGGTGCGCGGTGAACGCGAACGACGCCGCCTTGATCGTGCGGTCCTCGACCATCATCACGAGGTCGCGGCCGTGCGTCGTCTGGAGCGGAGAGTGGACGTACTCCAGCCCCTTGTCTCCGCGACGCACTTCAAGCCGCCCGTTTGACGTCCGACCCGTGATCAGGTTGGGATCATGGTTGAACAGGAACGGAACGTCGATCTTCGAACGCAGCACTCCAGACGGGTCGAGAAGGTCATCGAATGAGGTCGGCAGGAATCGCTCCTTGAACCCGCCGAGGTCGTTTGACCACGAGTCCCACGGAGGAGAGACGCCGCCGATCTGCGGGGCGTTGTCGTCCCGGCGGGCCACACGCAACGCGTCCGGGTAGTCCTCGATCAGGAGATAGCGACGTTCGACGAGCGGTTCCATTTCATGCCCCCTGCTGCGAAGGTGCTGGCATCGCACCGGACACGATCTTCTTTGCGGCTTCGTAGCTCACGGTCGGGAACGCGGCCTGAATGAGGGCCACCGCCGACTCCTCGGTGAGCAGTCCCTGCGAAACTTGCTGGAGGACGGCGACGAGCGCCGTGACCTGCGCCCCGTTCAGGGCGGTCGATGACATATCGAGCCCGGTGGCCGCTGCCGCGAGCGGGTCCGCCGATGGATCGACAGGCATCGAATCGCCGGCATCCGCCGGCGCTTGCACCGCCCCGGCTGCCCCCTTCTGGGCCTGGTTCGCCGCCATCTCCAGCGTCGAGAAGCCGAGCTGCAGGAACGTCTTGTCGGCCTCCGGCTCCTCGAGCAGCGGGAAGTCCTCGAGCTCGCGGATCTCGTTCGGCGTGATGGCCGACATGGAGAACAGCGCCCGGTACAGGTTCGCCCGGGCGACCGAATCGCCGCGGAGCAGCGCCCGGTTGTCGAGCTGGAAGAACGTGTTCTCGCCGTAGGTGTCCTGCAGCCAGAGGTTGACGCCACCCTCGAGCCGCTTCTGCCACGGCAGCAGGCACCAGACCTGGGCCTGGAGGTTGTCGGCCTCGGGCGACCCGTACCGCTGGGCCTTGGCGTCGCCGACGAGCGAGGCCGGCACGCCCCAGTGGCTGCACACCTCGGGAAGGATGGATTCGCGGAGCTGCTGGAACTGGCTCTGCTCCATCGTGTTCGACTGCATGGGCACGAGCTTGTGGCCCGGGATCATGACCGCCGGCGTGCCGCGGTTATCCCCGCCGTACATCTCGCGGAACTCCGACCGGTAGCGGGCCATGGTCGTGTCATCCATCCGCTTGTCGGTCTCGATCACGAAGTCGGGCCGCGCCCCGTTCCGCCAGAGCGTGAGGGCTGCGCCGTCGAGCTCCCGGGCGATCGTGATCGCCGTCGCGAGCGTGTCCGTCGGGGGCGTGCCCGTGATCCCGTTGTCGCCCAGCCAGCGGAAGTGGAGGACCTCACTCTGCTGGAGCGGCATCCACTTCCCACGCTCGTCGAACCATTCGTAGGCGAGCGAGTAGTCGGCGAGCTGCTTCGTCCGCATCCGCCGCGGGTGGAGCGGGATCAGGTGAGTCATCGCCCCGCGGTTGCCGGGCACGACGCGGGCGAAGCCGCCGCCGTGGAGGGCGGTCCAGAAGGCCTGGAGGGTCCAGAAGTCGAAGGGCGACTGCCACGGGTTCGGCCGCACCCGCAGGGCGTGGACCGCCTGCCGGTAGACGCTCGCGGCCGGATCGCCGAAGCCCTGAACCGCGTCGAGCGTTTTGCCCGCCAGCCGCACCTTCAGCCGGGGCGACATGCACCCGGCCGACTGGGCGATGAACCGGCAGACGCTGAAGACGCTCGACACCCTGACGGCGAGCTCGGGGTGGACCCGCCGCTGAGAGACGGAGCCCCAGGCGAGCGGGTCAAGGAGCGTGCTGTCCGCGATCGTGGCGCGCGTGGATGCCCGCGGCGACCGCCGCGAGGCGGGCCGCTTCGTCGACGGATTCTGCGGCGACCGCCTGGAGGCCGTGGGCTTGGCGCGTGGCATGGAAGGCATCCTTCCAAACCGCCACCGATTGGCACTATAGCCGCGTCACCAGAGCGGCTGCAGGAGCGGACCGTCGGCCGGCCGCTCCGACAATTCGGCGTCCTTCTCCATGGCGGCCGCGAACGCATTGACCGCCGCCACCATGCCGTCGATCTTCTCCGGCGACTTCTCCTTGTCGGGCTTGATCATCCCCGTCGAGTCCTCGAACCACACGAGGTTGTTCGCGTTGAACAGCAGGATCGGGGATTCGTAGCCGAACTTCCCCTCGACCACCTCACCCTCGAGCATCTTCGACGGGGCGTTCATAACGGTCGTGCTGGGCCGCACCGCCTTCAGGTCGATCGACTCCTCCTCGAGCATCGACGCGATCGGGCCGATCTGCCACGGGTCCGCACACACGAGGGCGATCTTGTTTTGGCGGTCGAACTCCGCGATGTCGCGGGCGACGACCTTGTGGTTGAGCCGCGCCCCAGGCGTCACCGTCAGCCAGCCCTCGCGAGCCCAGGTCGAGTAAGGGATGTTGTCCTTCGTCTCGCGCTCGCGGACAGTCTCCTCGGGGACCCAGTACCGCATGATGGCGTAGTAGGACCCGTCGGCCAGCTTGAACAGGAAACACGCCGCCGTCATGTCGATGTTGCTGGCGACGTCGATCCCGCAGACGCATGTCAGCCCGGTCAGGTCCGGCCGCGGCTTGCGGCAGTTCGCGAAGTGCTCGCCCGGGAAGGCCCGGTTGTCGGGGGCGGTCCACACGTTGAGTGAGTACCGCAGCCACTTCGAGAACTTCCGCGGGTGAGTGAGGGCGTCCTCGTAGTCGCTGCGGAACTCGTCCTCCGTGAAAGCCTCGCCGAGGCCCGGGTTCGCCTTCGCCCACGTGGCCGGGGCGTGCGGATCGTCGGCCTCGGGGTCGGCCGCGAAGATCACGCCCAGGAGGCTGGGGTTCACGCTCGGGTCTTTCAGCACCAGCTCGGTCGCCTCCCACCACTCCCAGCCGATCCCGTTCCGGTTGTCGCCGGCCGTCGAGATCGAGCCGATGATGGCGTTGGGGATGCCGCGGGTCGCGTACATGATCGTGTCGACCAGGTCGGGCTTCTTGAAGCTGTGAATCTCGTCGAGTAGCACGAGACCGTTGATGCCCTCCGAGACCTTCGCGTCGGCGGACAGGCAGCGGATTTCCTTGCCGTTCCGCTTGTTGCGGATCAGGTACTTGTGGTCGACGACGTCGAACACCGGCTCCAGGATCGGCGAGGCCTGGATCGAGTCCCGCACCATTCGCCACATCGTCCGGGCCTGGTCCTTCACGTTTGCCGCGAGGAAGACGTCCATGCCCGCGACGACGTTCGCGAACTGGACGATCTGGGAACAGCTCGTCGTCTTCCGGTTCTTCTTCGGCACGAAGACGGAGAACCGCCGGAACCGGAGCCGGCCGTTCGGCCGTCGCCAGCCGAAGAGCGGGAATAGCACGCGGTCCCGGAACCACGGGATCGGCGAGACGCGGACGATCTCGCCGCCTTCCGCCCGGTGGCGGCAGCACTTCTCGATGAACCGCCGCGGCTTGTCAGCCTCTTCGGCGTTCCACTCGAACCCGGGCACGTACTCGGGCCTCGAGGTCGGGTCGACGAAGAGGGACTCCGGCGGCGCCGAGTAGGCGTCAGCCGAACTCGGCGAGCGGGTCTTCCTCTTCTTCATCCTCGACCTCCGGGAGTCTCGCCGACGATGCCGCCGTCAGGCCGAAGTCCCGCGCGAGGGCCACCCAGTCGTTCCGCGCGGCGCGGGCCAGCCGGGCGATAGGGTTGGCGACGGGGCCGCGAACAGTCTCCAGGACGAAGCCCTCGCGGGCCAGCCGGGCGTCGAGCTGCTCCATCTCGGCGTGGAGCCGGCAGACAAGCGCGAAGGCGTCGGCCTGGTCTGGCGTCAGCCGGCCGGCGTCGATCAGGGACGTGGCGAGCCGCTTCCACATCGCGGCGGCCGGCTTGTTCTCCGCGAGGCCGTTCGGCATCTGGACCGCGACGGCCTCCGATCGCCGAGACGCGCGGAGGGTGTTCCGGCGGTCGGAGGAACGCTGGCTGGTTGGGTCAGGTACAGGGCCTCGGGAACCCATGAAGCTTACTCCAAAAACGGGTTAAAACCCGACAGAAACTCGCG